TAACTTATCAGGTAATTAATAGAAAACTAACTAATATGCTGACTAAGTTCCACGGTAAACAATATTCTCATTCTCGTAATAATTTAGTAACTAATATACATAATGTGGGTTTAGCAGATTACGAAAATGTTGATAGATGGAATGTTTTTAAGGAACAAGTAGACGCCACTTGGGGATTGGAACAACCTGTATCTGGTGGAGATGAAGACTTTCAAGACCCAATCGAACCAGAACAGGATTCTGCAGTAGCGTAAGAGGTAAAATATGGGTAGATATAAAAATACAAAAGTAATAAAATCAACTTCTGGTAAATTATATAGAAGCACGAAGTTTTATACACCTATTCCTGAATCAAGTACTGATGTATGGGTGATAACTCAACATGGGGATAGGTTAGATTTATTAGCTAATCAATATTATCAAGACCCATCAATGTGGTGGTATATTGCTAGGGCTAATAATTTAAAATTTAATAATTTGGAGGCTGGTACTACTATTAGAATTCCAGCTATGACAGTATTTAATAATGAATAAAGGTTTTTAATTGTCTTATGGCAACAAAATTCACATACGATAGATTATTTGGTGATGATATAACTCCCAAGCTTAGGTTGAAGTTAGAAGCTCGGCAAAACTTGAATGCAGGGGCTGATTTTGGAGATTATATACTTGATACATCAGACCCATCGTCATGGAATATGAGTTTCTCACCTTATGAGGATGCATCTGAAAATGATTTTATTCGCGATGGCCATCATCCTGGTGGAGACCTGTCATCTAGAACTGTTTGGGGTAGAATATGGACAGCTATTCATACATATTCACTTAAACCAACTATAGAAGAGCTGACAGTGCAAGCCAAAACAGATCCAGCTGAATATTCAGCAGAAATGATACCATTAAGTACTAAAATATATACAATAGGTAATAATCGATTTGAAAATTATGTAAAGAACCGTTTAAATCCACACGGTGATGAGGGTGTTTTCTTATCTAAAAATGATTTTAATTTACCAAATGTCGGTATTGAATCTATAAATTCCCAGACTTCTGGATATATGGGATTGGTAAAAGAAACTACAATTGTTTTTAAAGTTCATAATTTTTATGATTATGAAAATATAATCGTGCCATATTTTATGACTCCTGGTGCAAAGGTATTTTGTGATTTCGGATGGAGCACATCTCATATATATGCACCTGAAGATTTTTTGGATAATTCTAATCAAAAAAGTGATAACCTATATAAAAGTTTTTTTGAAAAAGTTTATGAAAAGGAAGACGGACTTATAACAAAGTCAAATGGCGACTTAGAAGTTATAATGGGAGTAGTGAGTAAATTTAATTCAAAAGTTAATCAAGATGGAAGTTTTACATGTAATATTACTTTAACATCCGAAAATTATTCATTGATAGATTATTCTCAGTCGACTGGTATATCTTTTCCAACAATAGTAGAAAACGAAGTAAATAATGTTTTAATAAATAGATTAAAAGAACTAACAAAAGGAGAGGTAGATATTACTGCAGAGGACGCGGAGAAATACGAGAAAGAGGTTGGGAATACTTTAGCTCTATTGGTTGGTCCTCAAAGACATATGGTATATTATGACCAATTTGGTGAAAAAGGACCTTCATTCCCGGAGATTCCACCTCATGCATATGATGTGGGGTTATATACAAGATTACAAGATGATACATTAGCCTCCCAAGTTAAAGATGTAACTGCATTAAATATTGATGATTCTAAATATGTTACTTTTAAAAAGCTTGGTGAGATTTTAAACAAGTCTATAGGAAAGACTATGGCTGGATACAATGATGCCGGTATAGAATTTACCTTTACTAATCAGCTTGTTAGATTTGACCAGATATTATATGCTAGGCAAATGTATTCTCAAAAAACAGCTAGTAAAAATTTATCATTGTTATATCCAACTAGATATTTTGAGTTTTATGAAGAACAAGAAACCATCAACGGCAAGCCAATTCTTGTATTAAAAAGAGATTTGGAAGACCCACATCTCCTAGTAAATGATCAAGATACAAATCTTGCGGATGTAGAATCTATTCTTTTAGAAGAATGTTTTATTAATTTAAAATTAGTTTATGATATATTTGATGAAGATACAAATCCAAGTATTAAAGATGCTATGAAAGCTTTATTAGATAAAATTAACGATGATTCCGAAAACTTTTTTAATTTAAAAATGATGGACGGTGGTTTTGGGAATAAAATTGTTATAATAGATGCTAATCATTCAAAAGGTTTAGAGGTTCAGAAATATTTACAAGATGACAAAGGTGAATATAAAATACCAATTTTTGAGTTTAAAGCATTTTCTCCAAATACTATAATGGACAGTATGGATCTATCTATGACTATCGATAATAATAATCTAGGTAACCGACTTGCAATTCAAGGTATGACAGCTGACACAATGTTATTTCCAGTATCGGACCAGATGAAAGTTGATATGGCAGTTAAAGATCAAAATACTACCCAACCAGGTACAGATTCTTTCGACCCATATCAAAATAATAATCAATATTTTATGCATATACCAATGGTCGCTAAAGAAACAAATACCCAGATTATGAAAAATAATATGGCTATATACAATAAGCCAGATTTAAAGGAAGTGACAACAGCTACTAATGCTGATAAATTGGAAAAAGAATCTACTATTAATCATATGAGAAATGTTTTATCAAATATGTTGGAATTTGATGGTGATATTTTACCATCATTTGCAAGTACTGATAAAGGTGGTGCAGACGACCGAGGACCTCAGTCACAAGTTGAAGAAGGAGGACTGGGTATAAGTCTCGAAGACCCTGACTTATCAAACCAAGATTTTCCCAAAGATTTATATATAAAATCAACCACAGATTATTTTAAACTTAAATTAAATGGTACAGAAGTTGAAAATAAGGTTAGGGATGTTATAATGCCTTATACTTTAAGTTTCAGTATTTATGGAATTTCTGGTTTATTACCGGGTAATAGATTTAAAATAGATTATATACCTAAAAGACAAAGAAAAACTACATATTTTATTATTACAAAAGTAAGTCATTCTATTCAGTCCGGGAAATGGAGAACTAGCATCGAAGCTCAGATGAGATTGGGAGGTGAAGACTCTTTTAATAATATTGTACAATACCATCCAAATATTCATATGTCTAAAAGAAAATTGTATGAGTTTGGATATTCAACAACACAGATTACAGATATACATGATAATAACAAAGATTTTTGGAGGGAAGTTCCAGAATTATTAAAACAGTATGGGTGTAAAGATATTGGTTCTATGAATTATAATGAACATACTGAATTTGATTGTATAGGTGACAAGAAGGAAGATGCAATATCTGGCGATGTTTGGGGAAATAATACATGTTGTAGATACTGTCCTAATTCCACATTAGGTAAAGGAAAAAATTTTTCCACTAGGAATTCCATGGGTGGATGGGAAGGTGGAGCTCATGAAAATGGATGGTGGTGGGACCCTCACGAGTTAATGTGTAAAAGTGAAGACCTAAAACCAAAGGATAAAGATGGTGATGGAATTGCAGATGATGTAGATAATTACGAAGGACCGGGTGCTGAAGACCCAGCGGGATTATATGAATCCGGAAATGCAGATTACTCGACCGAAGTTAAAGCTGGTTGCTTAGACCCAGATGCACTTAATTATTGTTCTGATTGTAATTATCCTTGTACAGGTTGTTGTGAATATCCGGCTTGCCCTTCTAACTTTCCTGGTTATAGTTGTGTGGATATAAATGCAAGAGAGGACCAAGGCGCAGCTTGTGAAAGTGGTTATTGTCCTGGTGCATCTAATGTTATGTGTTGTCCTATAATGGATTATGCACCACAAGAACCAATATATCAAGTTGGATGTAATGAAAATATTGTCATTGGAGGTAACGCTTATAACGAATCACAAGCACCATCAGCTATGAATTATTGTGGACACTGTATAAATGACCCATCAACTGGTGAATGTGATGAGTTTAAAAAATGGGTACCTGATGACTGTGATGACTGTGAAGGTGGTGGTTTCTGGTCTTGTTGTGTATATCCAGAAGGATGTACAAATCAACACGCTTTAAATTTCCATCCATATGCTACAATAGATGATGGTTCATGTGTTTTTACTCCTGTTGGTAGATATATAGCGTTTGGTCCCGCAGGATTTGAAGATGGAAAATTGGGGGCTGGATGTCCTTCATGTAAGAAAGGCCTAAAATATCAATGGGAAGTAATAAAAAGAATTACGACTGGTATTTACGATTCAATGAAAGGTATCGGAACAACAACTGAGGCATTATTTTCTCTATTAAGGAGTATACCAATCTATGCATTCGATGACCCTGATACATCAGGTACTATCTATCTACAAAGGTTAGTGGCTGACCAAGAATTGGGCGAGTTTATCTATTATTATAGTCAAAGCATGAATGAACCTACATTTTTTGATACTATAATGGAGGATTGTGTAATGTGGCCATCATTAGTTAGAATGTATTGGGAGGACACTACATATAGAAATGCTTGGCCAACTTTAGAACAAGCACTTGAGGACGAAATTGATTGTTATTATGACTATTGTAGTATCGGTAATATGAAGTGTTTATTATTTAAAGATTGTACATCGCTGTTAACTCAAAATACTAATGCTCTGAATTGGAGACAATGCCTTTGTTTCTCACCAAAAGCTGGCTGGGGTGGATGGGGATGTGATTATTACAAAACTTTGAATCCAAATTCAGATTATGATAATGGATATTCTTATTTCAATTATTATCATAAATGTAAAACAACAGACGGTAGAGCCGCGTGGTGGCCAGAAAGAATGACCCAGTACTGGAGTGATTGTGTTAGAACTGATGAGGAAAAGATAATAACTGCTAAAGCATGTACCCAATTTCCATGTCAGCTTTATTATTAGTAATTCAATAATCAAAAAAAAGCTTTGATTTTAATAAAAAAGGTTGTATATTGAATAGGTTATGATAATATTAATTCCAATATTTTCGGATGCTTTCTTGCATCCATTACATAAAGACAATGGATTATCGTTGTTATATGTACGCTCTGTTGGTGATAGAGAAGGTAAAATGATATGTATAAATCATCCGGATTGTAGTGATAAAGAAAGTATTGACGAAATAAAAAACGACCATACTTCATTTTATATCACGCCTGATAAGAAAAAATTGATGCATATATTTCCAGATACAAGATTGATTGATGTCAATTATTTGCATTGGTGGGATAAAAATCTACCCATGGACCTTGAAAATATACGAATAAATGCATATGATTTTTTCCATAGTAAGTACTACAATGTAAACAAACTCAACGAAATCATACCATTTACGAAGCATAAGGAGTATTGTGATGAGCTATTTGACAAGATAACTGAATATGTTAGTGAATGTCATGAAAGTGAATATCATAGTGATATAACAAAAGCATTTGGTTCAATAGAAAAAAATGGTGTAAAAGTATCAGATGATGTGTGTAATATATTTGATGAGAGAGTAAGAAAACATGTATCAAATGGTAAGTTATATTCACAATACAATCTGTGGACATCTACAGGAAGACCATCAAATGCATTTGGAACAGTCAATTTTGCAGCTCTACCACCTGAAAAACGAAGAGCTATTATACCTGAAAATGATTCACTTGTAGAGTATGATTTTGATGCATATCACTTGAGATTGATTGGTGAGTTAGTTGATTATAAATTTGATGAAGAATCGGTACATCAACACCTTGCAGACTTCTATGGTAGTACATATGAAGAATCTAAACAAATATCGTTTAAATTGCTTTATGGGGGAATAACGAAGGATATTAGGGAAAAAGTACCATTTTTCGACAAAGTACAGAATTATATTAATTTAAAATGGAGCGAATTTAATGGTAATAATAGTATATTAACTAATATTTATAATAGGAAAATAGTATTCTCTGATTCATCTGAAATTAATAGGAATAAGGTATTTAACTATTTAATACAGGCTTTTGAAACTGAGAGAAATATAAAGAGAATACTTAAAATACAGAATTATTTGAGAGATAAGGAAACAAAATTGGTTTTATATGGCTACGATAGTTTCCTATTCGATTTTTCAAAACAAGACGGAGTAGAAACCTTGACGGAAATAAAATATATTTTAGAAAAAGATAATTATCCAACAAAAATTAAAATGGGATATATTTATAATATGATGGATGACATTACAATAAGGTTATAATATGAAACTAATCCAAGATATATTAGAAGAATGGTCTATACGCGTATCCAATGGTATGCCTAATCCAAAGAATCCCTTACATGTAGTCAAACTTAAAGAATCAATGAAATATCTAAATATACCTGAAATGGTTATAGATAGACTTGTTAATAATTTGGGTGGGAATATAATTACAGAGATAACCAAAAGAGATTTACAGACAAGAATAGTATCTATGGGAAGTGGGTTAGGTTCACATTCTAATCTTGCAAGAGTTAAGAATGATAATGATTTAAGTGATTCTGATTTTATAAAATTAATCAAAAAAGAATTTGATGTAGATAAAGTTGATACTATAAAACCAGGTTCTGGTGAAAATAAAAGTGCAAAGTTTCCATTATTTAAGTGGAATGTAGATGGACAAGATTTATCTATAACATTGGCTGGTAAAGTTACTGGTAGAGGTACTGCACAAACTAAAGATCAAGAAATGTCATTTTTATTAGTGTTAAGTGCATTACAACATGGTGCTAATCCAAATAATAAAGAAGAATTTATATCTACATTATTGGACTCAAATGTTTATGGGAGAGTTTATGATGGTGGGAAAATATCTAAAAAAGATGCGCTTGGTTTAGCTGCTTGGTTGGAGAATAATGATGATTGGTATAATTCTCATATAAAACAGTGTCAAGGTTTTATAAGTAAGATAGGAAATAAACAAGCTAAAAAATATGTTAAGGATGATTCTAAATTAGATGTTAATATTATGGCTAGAAATTTATATAAGAATGAGTATAATAGTAATTTAGATTTGGATAAATGGAATCCTGCAGATGTATGGTTGTATTATGATACATCAGTTCCTAAATTTAATAAGTTGGCAGATTTAAATAATTATTTATTAGATTCATTGGGTGGTAAGGGCGTAATTGGTATATCGTTGAAAAAAGGAACTGGTAGTGTATCTATAATAAATGGTGGTAAGAAGAAGACATATGAAATAAAAAAAATAGATACTAAACTTGGTAAATTTTTCTCACAAAATGTTTATTTTGAATACTTTGGTGAAAATTTAACTGGGTTATCATTAGCATTTAGAATATTTCAAGGCAGTTCAGAAGAATTAATTAGAGGAGAAGGTAGTGCAAAAGGAGCTTTAGCTGTACAAGGAAAAGTAAAATTAGCAGTTATTGATTCGTTTAAAAGTGGAATAACCACACAAGTAAAAAAAGTACTTGGTGGTGATACATTTGATTTTGATAAAAAGACTAAGGAATTTAGTTTATCAAGAAAAGGTGTAACAAAATATAAATTAGTACAAAAAGCGTATAGAAGATTAAAAAGTAAAATGACAATGGCTAAAGGTGGAAATAAAAAAGAATACGATGATGCTTTTAAAAATGATAAAACATTTATTGATATGGTTAATAAGTGGGCAAAGTCATCGGGCGTTGCAGAAAATAAAGTAAAAGCTTTAATAAGTTCAAGATTTCAAACTATAGTATTAGGTTCAATTATATCAAATTTATCAAAAAAAGAATTGGAAGAGGTAATGATTGGAATGTTGAAATACGGTAAATCAGAATCAGACTGGTCATCTGCACATTTTAAATTACAATAGAGAAAATAAATGAAAACTCAATTACTATGTACATTTACAAATAAACTTGGTTTAGATTCTACTATGAATTCTATTAAAAGTTCATATAAAATAATTTTTGATAAAATCTATGTATTACAGGATGAAAATAATCCTGATGATTTAATATGTACATATAATGTAGATACTAATAGTGGTGTAGATTTTAATGATGTGAAGAATACGATTTCATTACATAGAAAGAAACATACGAATACTTTATATACAATAAATGCATTAAATGAATGCATAAAGAATTTAAATAATGGTGTTTTAGACCTTAAGTTTATGATACCCTGGGAAAATTTTAGAAATATGATTTTAGTAACAAATACTGAAGGATTGAATAAAATATCGACAAGAATTTTTAAAATAGTTAATATTAATGAATAAAAAGCTTGACTTATATACGAAAAGTTTCGTATATTATAAACAATAAAACAAAACGATAGTTATAGGAGAAAATGGTTATGGCGACAAAATCATCTACAAAAACAACGAAGACGAAAACTTCTAAAAAAACAACGCAAAAGCACGACCTCCTTTATATAATGAGTAACTCTTGTGGTTGGTGTAAGAAAGCCAATCCAGTTGTTGACGAATTAGTAAAAGAAGGTCATAAGATAACTACTCTGGATGTAATGAATCCAGATGAAGCTAATCGAGCTCAAGAAGTAAAAACTAAACATAATGCTCAATGTGGAACACCACTATTTCTAGATGCAGAAACCGGTAATATGGTATGTGGATTTAGAGAAAAAGATGTATTGGAAAAATGGGCAAAAGGTGAGGAAATTCCAAAACCTCCTCAACCAAAAACTCCACCTCCACCTCCACCTCAAAATTTTGATGATGAGAATGAGATTAATACTTGGAAAAATGCTTATGAAAAATGGACAAAAGAAAATGACCATTTACCAAAAATTTTACCAGCCGATGAGGTGGTTGTAAGATTAAAGCAGGCGGCTGAACAAAGAGCGGCTCAAGGTCAACAACCGATGCAACCAAATGCAGCTCCTGGAGCAGCACCTATTGGTAGTCCATCACATCCATCTGTTACTAAAAATACAAGATTTTATTATGTAGTGGAAGATGATGGTACTAAGAGTGCAGTTATGTCAGACCCAGCTTTTATATTACAATTAAGACACCAGTATTATTCTCGTGAATCTACTGGAGAATTGACTAAAGTTATAGGTGACTCTAATTGGCAAATACCACCTGGGTCAACTCATGATACAAATGGACTTCCTGGACGCATGGATATGAACGCTATAGCTGCTAAAGCTGCTCAAGGTGGCGGCTTGAAAGCTGGTCATGCTGGTTCACAAGGTCCCGGTGGAATAGGTTCAAAAGGAATTGGTGTAAATAAAACAGGAACAGCTCCTGCAAAAAATCTACCAAAGCAAGATAAAAAAGTTGTTGAAAAGGCTGTGAAAGAACAGATAGCGAAAGCTCAAAAGCAAGCGAGTGATAAAAAAAGCAAGACAACAAAGAAGAGTAAAGAAAATAAAAAAACAATCGAAAGCTTCTAAGGAGATTAGATGTCTAAAGGAGTAAAGTTTTCTTCACTATGGCAAAGCTTAGTAGATGATGGATATAATGTAGGTACTTACGAGGAGTTTATCAAAAAACTTGATGACTCCTCTAAGTTATCTTCATTAGAATCCTTTCTAAAATCTGAGTACAATTTAGATGACCAGGATTTAGATAGAATTACTAAGATGGAAAGAATGCTGGAGGAAGAAGAAGCTTCCAAAGCAAAATTTCCCTCAATGTTTCAAATGGGAAGAAATCTCGTTAAAGACACTTGGGGTAGTATGAAAGCCAAATCTAAAGGATATCAATGGATGGTATCTGCGGAAAAGGCCGATGAACGATTAGAAATTTGTAGACAATGTCCATTCTTTAAATATGACCAAGTTAATCCAGAGACTGGAGTAGCTGATGGTAGATGTTTAAAGTGTGGATGTTTTATGAATGTAAAAGCCCATTGGGCGTACGCAGAATGTCCTATTGGAAAATGGGGTAAATGCGAGGAAATAAAAAAGTAAAATAACAAAATAAGGTAAGTAAGAAAATGTCAGAACAAAACAAAGGAACCGTTAAATGGTTCGATGCAAAAAAAGGTTACGGATTTATATCACCATCAAATGGAGATAAAGATTTATTCGTACACCACACAAGTCTTCAAATGGATGGATTTAAAACTCTAAATGAAGACCAACAAGTTAGTTATGAAGTTAGAGATAGTGACAGAGGTCCAGTCGCAACTAATGTAACAATTTAATAAAAATAAAGCTTGACTTATATAGCAAAAAAGCTATATATTATAGGTAATAGGTTATATGGTTATACTTAACCATAAATAATAAACGATAAACAATAAAACATAGGAGAATATCAATGGATATTTCAAAGATAAAACAACGGTTAACAACCCTCCAAGCAACATCCTCAAATAGAGATAATTTTTGGAAACCGCCTTCAGGAAAAACTCAAATAAGAATAGTACCTTACAAATTCAATAAGGACAATCCTTTTGTTGAGTTATTTTTCCATTATGGGTTAGGTGATAATAAAACTCATATCTCACCAGCTTCATTTGGTCGTCCAGACCCAGTTGAAGAATTTGCTAACAAACTAAAATCAACAGGTAATAAAGATGAATGGATTCAAGGTAAAAGACTTGAACCTAAAATGAGAACTTATGTACCTGTAATAGTTCGTGGTGAAGAATCAGAAGGTGTTAAATTTTGGGGATTCGGTAAAACTGTATATCAAGAACTTCTTGGTGTAATTGCTGACCCTGATTACGGTGATATCACAGACCCTACAACTGGTAGAGATATCGTTGTTGAAAGACAAACACCTGCGGAAGCTGGTAATCAATATGGTAAAACTACAATTCGTGTTAAACCTAATCAAACTCCAATTACTGAAAATAAAGAAACTCTTCAAAAGATTTTCGATACTCAGGTTAAATTGGAAGAATTGTGGGAAGAACCAACTTATGATGGTTTAAAGGAATCTCTTCAGAATTTCCTAAACCCTAATGATGATACTGAAACAACTACAACATCTAATGGTGTAGCCGCTTCAACAACTCCAACATCAAATACAGGAACTACTACTGCGTCTACTGAAAAGACAACAGAAAAAGTAGAAGATGCATTTGATGAGTTGTTTAATCAGTAAATAAATAAAATGTTTATGAGTGGGTGAAGCCTCGCGGGTATTATACCACACGGACAAAACTCGCTCATAACATCATAAGGGGAAATATATGTCTAAAAAAGAAGATTTAGCAAAAGTTATACAAGGTGAACTGAATAAACAGTTCAAACATCAAAAAGTTGCTTACTTCCTTGAAGAAGGTGGTAACCCTACTGATGTAACGGGTTGGATTTCAACCGGTTCGACAATGTTAGATATTGCTATTTCCAATAGACCAAATGGTGGTGTTGCCGTAGGCAAAATCACAGAATTAAATGGTTTAGAAGGTAGTGGTAAATCTCTCATTGGTTCTCATTTATTAACATCAACACAAAAACAAGATGGATTAGCAGTTTATATTGATACAGAATCAGCAGTATCTCAAGAGTTCTTGAGAGCTATTGGTGTAGATACAAGTAAAATGTTATATGTACATCTTGAAACTGTTGAAGAGGTATTTGATACCATTGAAACAATTGTCACTAAAATTCGTGAGTCAGATAAAGATAAGTTAGTTACAATTCTTGTTGATAGTTTGGCAGCTGCTTCTACAAAAGTAGAAATGGATGCTGACTTTGATAAAGATGGTTGGGCAACCGCAAAGGCAATTATTATAAGTAAGGCTATGAGAAAGATTACTCAAATGATTGCTAGACAAAAGATTGCTCTTGTTTTCACAAATCAATTACGACAAAAACTTGGTGTAATGTTTGGAGACCCTTGGACTACTTCAGGTGGTAAGGCTCTTCCATTTCATGCATCAACTCGTGTTAGATTCAAAAATGCAGGTCAAATCAAAGATACAAGTAAGAAAAATACTATAGGTATTAAAATCAAAGGACAAGTGATTAAGAATCGATTAGGTCCTCCAATGAGAACTGCAGAGTTTCCACTTTACTTTGATAAAGGTATAGATGATTTTGGTAGTTGGTTGACAGTAATGAAAGAACATAAGTTACTAAAACAATCAGGTGCTTGGTATACAATAAATCAAGTTGATACTGAAACTGGTGAGTTAATTAAAGAATACAAATTCCAATCAAAAGATTTTGAGAAATTGGTATTAGAAAATCCTGATTTAAAGGATTTCTGTTATAGTCAAATCTGTGAAGCTTGTATTCTTAAATATGATTCAAAAGAGTTAGGTATTGACGATGTTACTGAAATAGAGGAGTCTGTGGATGAGCTTTAATAAGGCAGACTTGAATGAAAAATTCATATCATTTCTAGACCAAGTTAAAGACGAAGAACACAAATCAGTTACACATTTAAATGATAGAGTATTAATTGTAGATGGCCTGAATACATTTATTCGGGCATTTGCAGTTAATCCAGCTATCAACGATGACGGATTGCACATTGGTGGTATGATAGGATTTCTCAAGTCATTAAGATATACTTGTGATATCTTAAAACCATCAAGATGTATCATCGTGTTTGATGGAAAGAATGGTAGTGGTAGAAGACAAAAAATCTATCCTGAATACAAAGCTACTCGTAAAGTAAAGAAAAGATTGAATCGTAATGTTGATTGGGGTACTGCTCCTCAAGATGAAGAACATTCTATGAAACAACAGATGGGTAGATTAGTTGAGTATCTGGAACAATTACCATTGACTATGGTATGTGTTGATGGTATAGAAGCTGATGATGGTATGGCTTATATTTCACAACAACTTTTGCCTGAAAGTGATGTTATACTAATGTCTACTGATAAAGACTTTCTACAATTGGTAGATGATAGAGTCAAAGTTTGGTCTCCAACAAAAAAGAAGCTTTATAATCAGAAAGAAGTATTTGAAGAGTATGGGATACATTCCCATAATATACTTACCTATAGAATATTAGATGGTGACAAGTCAGATAATATAGGGGGAATAAAAGGTGCAGGTATCAAAACTCTGAAAAAATTCTGCCCTCAATTTTCCGCTATAGAGAAATTTACTGCTAAAGATTTATTAGATTTTGTAGAAAATACAGATTCTAAAATAAAACTCTTGGAAAATATAAAAAAAGGTAGTAACTTAATTAAACGGAATTATTTACTTATGCAATTACAGAATGTAGATATTCCAAAACATGTAAAAAGAAAGATACAAGGTGCGGTAAATGGGAAAGTTCCACAATTAGTGAAGTATAGATTTCAAACAATGTTTTTAAAAGATAAATTATCAACTGCGATTCCTAACCTTGATTCTTGGATAATGGAATTTACAAGATTAGATAGATTTAGAGGATTAAATGGATAAGATATTAACTGGTAAGGTTCAATTTGGGAATGGAGTAGATTCTAAATTTAGATATCCAACGGCTAATATTAAGTTAAAAGAAATACCTGATTGGTTAATTGATGAATATTATATTGGGAATGTTGACATTGATACTATGATTTATAAATGTGCATTTATTCATAAACGAAGATATATAGAAAATGTGGATAGAGAAATTCATATGATATATGTACATTTATTTAATTTTAATGATGATTTATATGATAGAAATATAACTATACATAATATAGAAAGTTTACCTGATGAGTCAGTTGATTTCTTTGTTCAATATAATTTAAAAAGTTATCAGAGCGATTACAATATATTCACAGGATTATTTAGGAAATTATTTTTAAATGACAGATAGATTACAAGAATTTGGACATAACTTTCAGATAAAGTCAATTGTTTGTTTGATGACAAAACCTAATTTCATTGAACAGATTATCGATATATTAGATGAAAGTCATTATGACAGCGATAGTTTGAAATGGATAGTTAAACAATCTAAGCAATATTTTAATGAATATAAAAAACCAATAACTCTTGATGTATTCAAAGTAAAAGTTAATGAAGTAGAAAATGATGTATTAAAAACTACAATAGTAGAAACACTTAAAGAAGTGTATAGATATATGGAAGCACCAGATTTAGATTTTGTTCAAGATAAATGTATCGATTTCTTTAAAAATCAAACATTAAAGAATGCTATTATACAATCAGTTGATATATTAGAATCTAAGGGTGATTATGAACAAATAAAAAATATTATTGATGAAGCTATGAAAGCTGGTACTGAAAGAGATATAGGACACGAGTATGCAGAAGATATTGATTTTAGATATAGTGAAATGGCTCGTAATACAGTAGAGACGCCATGGGATGTAATAAATGATTTAACTCAAGGTGGATTAGCTGGTGGTGAACTTGGTGTGATTGTAGCACCTGCTGGTATAGGTAAGACTTGGATATTATGTGCACTTGGTGGAGGTGCTATGAAAAAAGGTATCAATGTAGTTCATTATACATTGGAATTGAATGAGGCTTATGTTGGTTTAAGATATGATTCTGTATTAACAGGATTAGCAAATCAAAATTTAAAGTATTACATAGATGATGTAAAGTCTGCAGTTGGAAAGGTTGAAGGTGAATTAGTTGTAAAATATTTTCCAACTAAAACTGCATCAGTACATACACTCTCGGCTCATATGCAAAAATTAAAAACTCTCGGTAAGGATTTTGATATGGTAGTTGTGGATTATGGTGATATATTAAGAGATACGAGTAATAGTAAAGAGGTGAGACATGCACTTGGTAATATATATGAGGATTTGAGAGGATTAGCTGGTGAATTTGATATTCCAATATGGACTGCATCACAAGCTAATAGAAGTGCACTTGATGAAGATGTAATTGAAGCCACAAAGGTTGCTGAATCATATCAAAAGGTGATGACTGCAGATTTTGTAGTATCATTGAGTAGAAAAGTAGAAGATAAGATAGGAAATACAGGTAGA